TTGGTCGATGAAATCCCATACGGCCGTAATCGCCGGAAGCAGGGTGTCCTCCCAGATTCCGCTCAGCGTCTTTGTCGCTGCGGGGATGGTCGTCTGCAACCAGTCGCTCACTGTGCCAAAGATCGGCAGGATGCTGCCGTTTATAAAGTCCCAGATGGAGCGCAGCGCCGGGAGCAGGGTATTCGACCAGAAGCCCGATGTGGCCGCCGAGGCCGCGGGGATGTTCGTTCCGAGCCAGCCAGCGACGGTCTGGAAGATAGGAATCAGTGTGCCAGTGATAAACCCGGATACTGCCTGGAATGCCGGCACCAGCGTGCCCGTCCAGAAGCCGCTCACCGCCGTGATCGCCGCTGGGATGTTCACCTGTAGCCAGGCCACGACCGCCGCGAAGATGGGCTGAGCCGTGTTCGTCCAGAACTCAGTGAGCGTGGTGCGGATTCCGCCCCAGTCGTTGATCCAGGCAGCGGTCAGTAGGCCCACCGCTGCGCCGATGGCCACCACCAGGGCGATCAACGGCAGGTTGGCGATGGCCGTCGCCGCCGCTGCTGTGGCCCAGGCCCAGAACGCGGGAACGAGCACGGTCAGCAGAATCGCTGCCAGCCCGGCCAGGATAGGCGTGGCATTCGCAGAGATGAAGGCGAACGCTTCCTGAAACGCAGGGATGAGACCCTGTACCGTGGCGATGACCGTGGTGATGGTATCTGCGATCCACGGGGGGAACAACTCATCCCACGGCGCATCCCAATCGCCAGCGACCATCGTCTCGATGGCCAGCACGACGTTCTCTATAAAGGGCACCACATCGCGCTCGATGATCCCCGCCAGTGTTTCCAGGGCCGGCCCCGCCTTGTCCAGGATCTTTCCAGCGATGTCCATCAGGGCCGTGCCGATGGGAGCCAGGGCCACGGTGGCCACATTCTTGAGTTTCGCCCACTTCTCGGGCCAGTCCTCGGTGGCGTCCGCGGTGTTCTGAATGGCCCCCTCGGAGTCCTGCAAGGCGGCCACCATCTCCTCAAGCGAGAACTTGCCCGAACGGATGGCGTCAACCATCGCCGGCGCAGCCCGCGCCCCAAAGAGCGCCATGCCCTCGCTGAGCGCTGCCGTGTCGGTCTTGGCGTTCTTGATGCTGTCGATGGCCCCCAGGAAGCCGGTCTTGATGTCCACGCCGGATTTGGCGAACTTGCCCGCGGCCAGCTTCATCCCGGCCATGACCTGACCCGACTCGATGCCCGCCTTCTCAAAGTTGGCCATGAGGGCGATAGACTCATCCATGCCGAAACCCATCGCTCTCAGCGCCGGGCCGTATGTCTGGACGCTGCCGGTCAGTTGCTCCAGGCTGATCCCAGATTTCTGCGTAGCCACGAACAGCTTGTCCAGCGTTGCCGCGCCGTCCTCATTGGAGATGCCCCAGGAAGCCATCATCTTGGCCAGCGTCGCCGCGTTCGCCGTTGCATCGCCGCCCATCAGTTTGGCGGAAAGCGTCAGGCCCTTGGCCATGTCTTGAAGCGGCTGTCCGGTAGCATCCAGACGCGAGTTAAGCTCAGTGATAGCCCCGGAAACGGTTTCCGCGTCTACAGGCACGTCCTTGAACACGGCCTTGAAGTCATCTTTCAGCCCATCAAGCACCTCGCCGGTTGCGCCCGTGCCCACGGCGATCTTATCGTAGGCGTCATCCAACTGCATCCCCGCATTGAACGCCGCTACGCCGATGCCCGCCACGGCAGCCGCCGCCGCCACTGCGCCGCCGATCACCACGGCCTTGCCGATGTCAGCCACCTTGTTGCCGATAGACGCCAGCGTCCCGCCGAGGCTACTCTCGACCTTTTTTCGCGCCTGCTCCAGGTCGCTGTCCAGCTTGTCCAGCGTCGCCCGGATCGGTATCTGTGCTTTTCCGAGTTCCTCGCCGCCGTCTGTCACTGTTCTCCTTCATCGCCTCAAACTCGCGCTTCTTCTTATCCAACTCCTCTGGCGTCACCTCACCCTTTATAGGACGGATGAAGCGTTTGAGCGGAGGCAGCCGTTTGACGCGGCCCAGCGCTGCCATGTGCCAGGCCAGCCAGGCGTTGGCCTCGCGCTCCTGTTCCCGTCGCCACTGCGCCCCGGCGAAAGCCAACGCCGTCTCCTTCGGAGTCATGGCCCAGAACGCCTCGACCGAGACGCCGTACTTGAGCGCGTCGGCTAGGAAACGCTGCCAGTCCCAAGCGGGGGGCTTTCATCGGCGTGCTTGCCTCCGTCATAGGACATCACCGCGGAGACGGCTTCCATCACCGCCGCCGTGACCGTGCCGAACCCGCAGGCGTCCATCACCGCCCAGGCATCCCTGATGTTGTAGGCCGGCCCGCCCTTTTGCGTCTCGCGCCGCGCGTGCTCCATCCCCACGAGTAGCATCTGCGCCACATCGGAGATGCTCAGCTCCATGGACTGCACCCCGCGCATGAGCTGGAGCACGGTCTTCCCGGTGAGCCGTTCCGCGTCGGCCAGCGCTCGATTCGTAAACAGGATCGAGCGCTGGCCGCCATCCACCATCAGATAGGATTCGCCCCGTGCCCCGCTCACGTTCCGACCGGCGTCCACTCGCCGTCGATGGTCAGGGAGATGTCGCAGGTGGCCACGTCGTTGTCCGGCGCGCCCCTGCTGAGGCTGGTCACGATGGCGTTCGCCTCCTCCACATCCACGCCTTCCTCCTGTATGCGCACCAGGATGAAAGTGCCATTGCGCATAGCCGATTGTACTGCCTGATACGTTGCCTCATCGGGCATGTAGAGGCCGTCCATCGAGATCGTGCTGCCATAGCGGCCCGGAAGCACACGCTTTGCGCGGCTGTCCTTCGACGATGCGTCGATCTCGTCGGTTGTCTCGTCGAAGGTCGCCCCACGTTGCCCGGTCGCTGCCTGCCAAGATATGGCCGGCGGCACTGCAACGTTCACGAATAGCAGAATGTCCACGCCATTTATTGCCACTTTTAAGCCTCCATCATGATCAACTTTACCGTCACGATTCGCCCGTATGCGTCCTGCTCGTTGCTCGCAATCGGCCCCGAGCATTCCGCCACCAACGTTCCGTAGCCCGTTACGACCAACTTGTGCCGATGCAACAAGCCCCTCACCCGCTCAGCGATCTGCTCCACCGGCATCGCATCGCCGTCCGCCGCCGTATAACAGCGCACGTCACGCCAGATGCGCCGGCCCCGGTCCAACTTGGTGTCGAAGGATGTGTCGGCCACATCCCCGGCGCTCACCAGGTAGGGCAGTACCGCATCCCCCGGCACTGGGTCAATGGTGAAGATCGCCGGCGCGCCTTCGTAGCTGGCCAGCATCCCCACCAGCGTCGGGTCGCCGGACAGCCGGTCGTACATCCCCTGAGTCAGTGCGTTCATTTGCCCACAAACCGTTTCATGATCTCAGCGCGGTTGCCGAAAACCGCGGGGCGCAGAAACGGCTGGGCTGGGAGGAACCTTGTTCCAACCTCCTGAAACCAGGCCCAGAACGCCTTGCGGCCCACGCCGACGATGGCCTCCACCGCCTCCCCGTGCGCCTCCACCTTGTAGGTCACGTGTGCCCGCAGGATGCCCCGATAAACGGGCGCGTTGGCCGAGGCCCGTTCCGCGCAGAACTGCCCGACGCGATCCATGCCCTCGATCACTTTGGCGCTGATCCCCCGCTTGAACTTGTCCGCATTCCAGGTAATCTTGACGCCGCTCACGAGCCGACCTCCTTCGTGGGCTTCTGGATCTCCAAGCAGTCCACCTCCAAATGGTGATCAGCCCGGCTCGGCTCGCGCACGCCCTGCACCATGACCGTCACCTCATCCCCTTCCACCGTGTCCTCTCGCTGAATGTCCGTCCCGGCCACCACATACAGCACGTGGCTGATCGCCCGCTCCAACTGGTCGGCCACATCGCGCTCTGAGCCGCCCGCCGGCCGCAGCCGCCCGCGTATGGTACCCAGGGGTGTGTAGGCGATGGCCCACCCGCCCTGGCCGTTGGGGAGGCGCACAGGCCGAGACACCAGGAAGTCGTTGTTCAGCAAACTCGTAAAGATGCTCACAGTCTGTACTTGTCCAATCGCTCTTTCTCGCTCTTCAACAATAGCGGCGCGGCACTCGCCCCCAACACGCCCTCAGCCGCTCCCTCGCCGCCGAAGGAAACACTGTAATCTCCCAGGCTCAGCGCCGTGATCCCCGGAATGGCACTCATCTCCTCAGCGCGCAGCCCCGCCTGGTAGGCCCGGCTCGCGGCGCGGGTGGCGATGGATACTATGTCATCTGGGATGACGGCGTAGCCGTGCGAGTAGGTGATCTCAATGATCTGAATGCCCACTGTCCAGGTAGTGTCGATCCGATGCAGGATGCCGTGCTCGCCCAGTTTGTAGTCATCGTCAACGACCAGCAGGTCGCCGTCCTCAGTGACTGAGGCTAGCGCCGTCACCGGCAGCTCCGGCAGCAGGATCCGCGTTCCACCGATGCAATCCAGGGTGATCGTCTCGCCGGCCACAGCCTCAAGCGCCTGGTTGCAGTAGTTCTGTATCTCTGCCGTGGCCTCAGTGATGGCCCTATTGGCCGCGTCCGTCTTCGCCGCCGGGACCGCGATCTGTAGGAAGTGCTCGATGTCGGCCACTGTGCAAAAGACCATCAAGCCCCCTTGTTCGGCGCTGGCTTGCGCATCTTGTTCGGCGGAGGCTCCGCCTGTTTCGGCGGCGCGGGGATTAGCCCGAGGCGCACGGCCTCATCCTCGTGCATCTGTTGCCAGACGCCGGGAGCGGTCTGGATCCTGATCATCTTCCCCGTCCGCAATTCCATCGGGATGTCGCTCAGGATCATCGTCTCGATGTAGCCCGTAGTCGTTTTCATCGCGCACTCCGTTCTCGCATCCGAGCGAAACGCTCTAACGTCTTCTGCTCCTGGCCCTCCGGACAGGATACAAACACGTTCGCCCCGATCTGCACTCTCACCATCACCTGCTGGTGGCTCATGGCTCTGGATCTCGCCGTCCGCGCATCCTGCTCCGAGCGCTTCTGCAGGTCGGCGAGCCAGGATCTCGGCAGCGCGCAGAACAGCGGCTTGACCAGGTACAGCGCCCGCAGGAAGGCCAGCCGTTCGTCGCTGCCCGTTCCGTTTCCGTCGCCGCATTCGGCGCGCCAGGTCTCCAGGAAGCGCAGGCCATCGGGACTGTTGCGCACGAACAGCAACTCGTGGGCGTAGAGTAGCACGCGCAGGTCGCGGATTACCGCCTCCGTCCGCTTCTGGTCGGCAGGCGTGCCCTGGTCTTTGGCCAGCACCCCGTAGCGCCACAAGGGCGCGGCTATGTCCCAACGTTCCAGGAAGTGCATCGCTGCTGGAATCAAGTCCCATGGAATAATGGTGCCCGGCGCGGCGAATAGAGTACGGACATAGGGCAGATCCCAGGAATCGGTGACGGTCAGGCCCAGGCCGGCCTTTTTCGCGCGCAGGGTTGCGGTCCCGTCAGAGGCCCGCAATACCAGGCCGACGCTCGATTGCCCTGCCCCATACCCCATGTGTCCATCGGTCATTTGCACACCTGCATCAGGGCCACAATCGAAGTCTTTTGCCGACTCAAGGCCGGCTTCCGCAGAAATCGCCATTTCCTCTCCGTGTAGAACCCGTAAGCCCGCCCATAGTCCGTGTCGGGGTCGAATATCTCCAGCGTGTCCAGACTGAAGAACCAGCGGTGCGTCGGGTCCCGATACGAGCTATCGCTCTGCCACCAGGGGATCCGCAAGT